AACCACATTGGCAGGTTTTCATATGCCAACTGTAACTTACCTAGAATGTCACGTGCTGTTTGGCCTTTGTTGGCCAACACGGCGATGTTCTGAGAATCTTTGAATAATATAGTCCAAAGAAGATATGCAACCGCAGTTGTGGTTTTACCAACCTGTCGAGGGCACTTAACGATAACAAAACGATTATCATTAAAAGTTCTCATCATGTCTTTTTGGAAATCATACATTTCAAAAGGAATAAGACCACGGTCCAATGATATGATGCTGATGTATTTTGCAAAGTATATGGGATCAGCTGCACACTTCAGGTATTCTTCAACCTGTTCCTTAGTAAACTTATACTCAATGCCAACACGTTTTAATTTGGGATTGTCACGGTACGATTCTTTAAGTGTTGCCATTATTCTTTATTCTTTAATAATTTCTGCAACTCAGTAGTAGAACCAACAAAGATTGCTTTATCAATATTTGTTTGTGGTTTATTATCTTTTTTGGAATCATCCATGGTGCGAATTTGTTTCTGTATAGCCAAGAGTTCTTTATTGGCATCTACCATATTTTTGAGTATACCACCATAAACTTCAAATGCTCTTGGGTGTTGACCTGCTTTAGCAATCTGTAGAATTTCTTCCATTGCATCTTTGCCAGAATCAATAATAGATTGCAAGTTTTCTTTTGACTGTTGGTATGCATCAGTCAAATCCTCATCCATGTTTGCTTCGTTGTAGTGGGTAGTTACAACTTCGGTTTTTGGTTTCTTTTCGTCAATTGGCATGACGTTAAAAATATCTGAAAGATTTTTATTCAATTCGTTCATTTTAAATCACTTTTATTAATAATTTGCACCTAATGTATTGGCTGTTTCTGTAATAAATGTATTGGCCGTCCAATTTGAGGCATTCATTGTTGAAACACTTGGCGTAATATCAATTTTGGCCAATCTTTGAGTTACCATATTATATGATGTGAATGAATAATTTGAATGTGTTTGTGTTCCAATAATTGGCATCGTAGAAACAAAATGTCCTTTGATATTTTTTAAAGTTAAATTATTATATTTCCAAACAACAACTTTTGCTGTGGCCGTAGCGGTTGCAAGAGAATATCCTTGATACACAACTTCATCCCGCAAATAAGTTCCATTGCCAGCAGGATTCATTGTAAACAAAATTTGGTCACTATCTGTAATCATATTATATACATTTGTAATTGAATGTGTAATTACATTAGTTTGTGATACTGGACCAAAGATGAATCCTTTAACGGTAAAGTTGAGCGTCCAAATAATCATTCTGGTATCAGAATCACGACCACCTTCATATTTAATATCTTGGTTGGTTGAATTTAATACAATAGGAACTTCTTTAATAATACCCATCTCAGGTATCATATTAATCTTTACAGTATAATCTGGTGTGAAGTATGACAAAACATGTTCTATAACTTGTGATGCATCTTCAATGTTACGAACATACAAATATAGATTGAAGTCAAAATTATAAGGTACTGGATTGTATTGTCCCACAGTACCTGTTGTTGTCTGTGAAAAATTTCTTATGTTGGTATTCTGTTTACGTGATGGATCATATGTGAATCCTGTCATCTCATAAGAAAATCTTGGTAAAGTAATTTGTACTTTTTTATCTAAGTCATAATCAGCTTCAAGTCTTTGCACATACAGTTCTTTGTTTGCATATGTGATAGGAATGATAAATCTTTCCGATTCAGTTAAATCAGGATTGTAACGCACCAAAGTAATATTATCGAAAAGATTACCAAAGGCAACCGTTAATTTTCGAATGCTTCTATTGTAGAATGTATTTGCCATTAGATTGAACCAAACGGATTAATTTCCGCTGTGCTGATTATATTATTTGCTTGGGTGTTTATATATGAGTTATCATACTGTTCATTTTTAACTGTTGGTGTTAAAACATCATAGTTTCCAACAGTTCTTGTTGTATTGCTATTGTTACCACGAACAGTAACTGCGTTTCTGAACTCGCCTTGAATATTTGAAACAATCAATTCCTTACTTACAAAATCCCAAGACTGTACGATAGCTGATGTGTATGAATTGGCAAGCGTTGCATCGTTTGACTGGAACACAATTTCACCTAAAGTAAAGTCACCAGTACCATTGCCAAGATTGAGTGTAATGTTGTACGCTGAATTTGTAGCAGCTTCATCAATAACTGGAATACCAGTAGTAATTTCTTCTTGTGAGTATTTAAATTTCTCTAGTTCTAGTTCATAGAAAAACGGCACTTGTCGACCTAACATCATCATGTCTTTGTTTTGATTGGTGAATTTAATTTCATATAGTTCACCAGTTCCGTTTGCGAATGGAATATAAATCAAGTCGCCTTCACGTGGTCTTGTAAATGTGTTCTGTGGAATTCTTTGTGCAAATGACCGTTTGGATAATATTACTGATACTTGATTTCTAATCTCAAGTCCAAACTTGGAGAAGAATTCTCTTTCTCCGTTGTAATTCAATGCATTGGACAAATACATTTCAAGTGGAAATGCAGTTGAAAATTTCTTAACTGGATCTTCACCATACAATAAGTCACGTGCCTCATCATTATTATTAGGCAAATAGAAAGCATCAAACCCCATCAACTTGATGGATTCAACGAGCAAGTCTTCAATTAACCTTTGGTCAGTATACTTGGCGTTGTAACTATTGTAATAGGGATTCGTTGCCATATTAGTTCATGAACCACTCTAATGGTGCTCCGTAGTTGGATTCCATTTCTTTTTCTAAACGTTCAATTTCAGCCGCAGCTTCTTCATAGATTTTTGTACCATTTAGTGTAACGCCACCAGGCAATTGAATGTTGTCAAATTTTTTCATATTATTACCCCAACTTCTCTTAATCAAAGCTGTGGCATATTCTTTTAACCATCGGTCATTCCAGACTAATGTAAATTGTGTTGGATTAATAACCGCATAAGCTTCTGAAACAACAACTTGACCGACAGGTGCTTGATAATTACCCCAAGCCCAATCAATGTAGAGTCTTTGAATATGTCTTTGGAATCTGATTGGAACTTCACCAGTAAACATAAGTTCTAAAGAACGCAAGTGTTGTTGAGTTAATGTGTAGTTGATGTAGGACGCTGATGTGAAGTCATACAGTTCATTTAAACGTAACTGGTAACGCAAGTCAAACATACTGATGCTTGCTTGAGAATCTGTTAGTGGAAATATTCTTGTAATACCAGCAATCTCGATGTGTGAATTGCTTCTGTCTAAGGCTTGTGAAGCATCAATATATTTGTTGTCCACATCTTGTTGTGTTAACTTATGAATCCAGTAAACTTTTTGCAAACCATCAAAATGATAGTCTTGCCAATATTGCAATGCATCATCAATCCTATCTTGGATTTGTTCTTCATCGATGTTGATATCGATAACCGGTGCACCAAGGCGGCGTAAGCAGTAATCGGTAAAATCTTTTCTTGTTGTAATTGCCATGTTTTTTTACCCCGAATGTATCTCGGTATTTAGTTATTCTCTGGAAACAAACAATCCTGAATGAACATCTTTACTGTATTCGCATCTAGTCCTAAACTTTCCATGACCCTCGGTGTATGTGGATTCTGTTTTTGATTTTGACAATAGTAGTTCTGTTGTTCTCTGATACTACCATGATATGATAGTGGTACATGTGTGGTGCCAACATGCCAAAGATAGTAATCTGTAGTTTCATTGGCTAATGAAATTAATGTTTCTAGTTCTTTTTCGTCCTGTATATTACCTGCAGCAACCATAGACGATGAAAATATATTTTTGGCCCAATCTGGTAAATTTCTAGGTTTAGACCACTCAAAATCTTTAACACGATTCTGAAACCACTTTGACATAAAATGGTCACCGTTCATACTGAAATCGTGAAAGGCACCGGTAATTTTATTTGGTCCCGCAATTAAGTCCAAACCAAAAATTGGTGACGGGTCATTATAATGTGGAAATATACACAGATGCATCATATACAATTTTTTTGTATCACGTGCATCTATAATATCTAAGTGTGCTCTACGAAAATTATCGGATGAATACACATAGTTTGGCCAATCAAAAGAATGGCCTTCATCAACCACAACAGAACCTTCTTTGATTTTGTTATGTACAGACTCCGATAGTTCCACCAAACGATTAAAGATGGTACTCATGTTCTAGTTCACCAAATAGTCTGATGACAAAATCGAAACATTTGTTTGCTTCGGTACCCAGGTTCTCTGTTAACATTGGTCGAATCTTATCAATCATCTCTTTACGATTTTCGAAATCATACATCTTACCACTTGAAGGTGCCACTTTTTTAATCATCTGGCCACCATACATATCACCAAAGTGTCTGACATAAATGTGTGCCAAAAAATTAATTGGTTCTGAAGTAACATAATTCATATAATCGATTGTAGAATTGTGTGGTACAAAATCAACTTCTGCCAATTCATCCAAGTCTTCTTTCATTTTATCGGCACGCCACAGTTCTGGCATATCAGAGAGTATACCTTGTTCCTGAGCTTTTTCTTCTAATGTTCTATAACATAGATACTGGTTATACAGATATTCCGCATACATTCTTTTTGTTACTTTACCATTCAAAAGAAATTCTACAAATTTGGTTTTTTCTGCCGCTTCATGTTTGTCTGCAATTTGTTCACGTAATGTCATAATTTTTATCCTATAGTGTATAAGTGATAGTGTTTATCAAATTGTTAGCAAAATATGTTATATTATATTTACGAGTTCCAGTATTTGATATTGATGAATTAATGGTTTCTTTAAATGATGTTACAAATCCATTGGAATTATAAGTCATTCCGTCTATCGTTATAGTACTATCTGTGTAAGACGATAGGTTTGTATTTGCATAAAAAATTATACCATTATTGGAATTGAATGCTGGTGTGTGAATTGCTGCTGTTGCAACATTAGATATTTTGGTATTTGTCGATACTGCTATATCAGATAAATTTTGAAATCTTGTATTCGATGTGTCTGATAAATTTTGAAATCTTGTATTCGATGTGGTCGATATATCAAATAAATTTTGAACTTTTACATTGATTGTATTAGACCAAAATAAGTAATTATTTGCGTTTGCTGTTAATACTGTTCCGTCTGCACCAGCCGGCAAAGATATGTATACACCGTTTGCGCCTTGATATTGTATGTCACCAAGATTTGCCGTGACTACTGCATTTTTCCAATATACTTGACCATTTGCGGACAGAGACAAGAATTGATTTACATTTCCTGCTGGTATAGTATCTGTTAAATTTAACCAACCTGGAGTTCCGTCTGATGTGATTGCAAGTATTCGATTAACGTTTCCTACGGGCAATCTTTGTGGTGAAGTATTACCCTGATATTGTATGTCACCTGGTTGATTTGTTACAACATTCTTATAATCATCATTAAAAGTTCTCCAAAAATCTGGTGATGTATTCGGTTGTCTATTAATGTTGTTGCTAGATACCGCTATAAAACTTACGTTATTATATTTAATAGTATCAGATACTACATAGTAGGTGTTAGCTGACCATTGATTATTCCATTGGAATCCATTTGAAATTAAAGACCAAGAAGTTAAATTGAATGGTGAAATGGCCTTGGATGGTATAACTGCTTGATACAGTTTTCCACCATAGATTACAAAATCACCAGTTTTGTAAGATGTTGTGACGGAATATGGACCAGTGAAAGAAGTATTTAACATTTTTTAGGAGTACTTTGACATACTCATATTTATCTAATCACCGCCACAACAAATTTAAATTTATTCAGCTGAGAATTTAATTACATTTTTGTTTTTAACGGTAATTAATTTGTTGTATTCTGGTAAATATAGATACTCTATTTCACTCTTTGATAGAGTATCAATAGCATCATCGAGTGTTTCCACCAAAGGATCGCCACCTAAATTGAAACTGGTGTTGAAAACAATTGGTACTCCAGTACGGTTTTTAAACTCTGAAATTAATCTATGATAAAGAGGATTATCTTCTTTTGTAACCGTCTGAATTCTGCAAGTATGGTCAACGTGAATAATAGAAGGAATCTTTTCTTCTACACCAGGCTTACAGTTCACAGCATACATCATGTGTGGAGAACTCTCCATACCACGCAAATCAAACCATTCATGCACATCTTCTTGTAGAATTGATCCAGCAAAAGGTCTAAAGTATTCTCGGTGTTTTACACTGTTAACAAAGTCTTTACCATCTTCAAATGTAGGATCAAAAAGTATACTACGATTTCCTAAAGCCCTAGGACCATTTTCACTACGACCTTGGAATATAGCAACAATATTTTTATTGACCATCAATTCAACGATATCAGAATCTGTAGAATCTTTGATTTCGGCTTGATTGTTGTAAATAATTTCAGACAATTCTTCTGGTGTATAATTGTAAACTGGTCCAAGATATACGTCAGACTTACGTTTCATCATAGATTGTTCGGCCGAATGGTAGAACAATAATGCCACACCAATTGCTGTTCCACCATCATTTGAAATCGGTTCAACATATAAATTAATACCTAATTCTTTTAATTTTGTCAAATAATGGTAATTAGCAACACAGTTTAGTCCATAACCACCACTCAAAACAATGTTTTTCTTACCTGTTTTTTCACTGGCTCGAATAATTAGATTCAATACTTGTTCTTGAGTTTGTGTTTGAACTGCATAGGCCAAATCTCTACGATTCTGTAATTTTGTAATGTCATCTTCTTCACCTATATCTTGCAACTCTTGTATCATACCAGCATTGATAAAAGCAGAACCTGGATATGTTGGTGTGATAAAGTTTCTATCAGATAATGTGTATTCACTAGTTGCATTTACATTACTGAATAATTTTGGGATATTAGTATTTTTTTTACCATAAGGAAAAAGTCCCATTGTTTTTCCCGCTTCAATGCCGGAGAAACCACAAAACTCGGTTGCTGCCTCATATGTTTTTGTGATGCCAGCTCTATCCGAAAATATTGCTTCATATGTTCCTTCTTCATTCAGATACTGTGCATCAATATTTTGTTTCGAAAATGGTATACCATCTTTGTTACCATAGTGTTTATAAACAGTTTTGAAGTTTGCTGGATAAGAACATTCTAAGATTGTTTCTACTTCCCAAAAATAGATAGGTTGTCCTCTGCTTTCGGCAACCATGCAAGAACCAGCACCGTCAACAATCAATGCTGCCGCATCATCAAAACCGGAACGATAAAATGCACAAGCAGCATGAATTTTATGGTGTTGATGACTTAAATCAATCACCTGTGGATGGTTGTACAAATCTGCTTTTCTATCAATTAGACCTATTTTTCGAGCCAAACCGGTATACACATTATCACCTGTGAAGTCTACTGTACCGGCAGTTTCTTTTAATGATTGTGTATGTGATATTACAATGTAATCAACTTTATTTGTATATTCTTTTACTTTCAATATACCAGCATACGGTCCACCATCGTATTTGTGTCTGCTTAATCTTTCTTCTTCAAGACTAAAAACTATTTCACCATCTTTAAGTAAGCAAACACCTGCATTGTGACCACGACTAATTCCTAAAATATAACCAGTTTTATTCATAATTTATACTTTCTTACTTTCTAAAGAGTTTGCGATAATCGATTTTGAAAATGGCAGATCATTTGATACTTGAACTGGCGGGCAACAAGAATTTGTTGTTTCGGGAATTGTAGGACTATATGTGGAATTTTTCTGTGTAGATTTTCCTAATTTGTCTGTAATGCTTTTAATAATTCTTTTAAAACTATCTTCACTCAATACCATTAATTCTTCATTTGATCGTTCAATGAAGTAGTCCATAGAAATGCGGATTGGAGAATATGTTCTCTTACCTTTACCACCGTCAATAATGGTAAAATCTTTATTGTTTGGATAACTAATGTTTTCTGGAAATGTGGCACCGATTACAACCGTAGCTGGTTTTTTAAGTGCGTTAGCAAAATGTTGACCAACTGAATCGCATCCTAAGAAATAATCTGAAGCTTTAATGATTGCCATCCATTGCAATAAATTAATATTTTCAGGCAGAGCAACCGATAATTGTTTGTTTCCTGGTGGTGGAGGTATCTTTAAATCGGTCATCAAAATCACGGCATAATGTTTTCCTAATTCTTCAATAATTTTCATTACATCGGATAGTTCAAAACTTCTACCAGTTTCATCGATGATAAAATTGCCTTGCATTTTGGCACCAGAACCAAAAGGCTGAAACACCACTACTTTTTGTTTCTTTAAATTGGATTTAATTTCATTGGTAAAATTGTAACCGAATACTTGGTCACCTTTGCCAATATTTAAATTAAATTCTTTACTTTTTGGAATCTCATCGGTTGTTTCATTAATCAACATATCGAATGCTTGAATCAGATTTACTTTCTGATTGAAATAAGCATTTAACCGGTAAGGTTCAGGAGAAATAATTTCTCTGTCAAGGAGTTTATCCTCAAAAATATTTTTGTGGTTCATTGGGTACACATTGTTTGCCAAGCTTGGACTGGTTAAGAATAACTCCATCCAAGCTTCTGCAACAATTATTGCCGTGGGATCCACATTTTTAACATAGTGTTCTAATGCTGGTATTGCACAAAAAACTCGACCCGAACCACCATTTAGAAAAAACGCTTTCTTCATAATATCTCCATTTTATAAAGCTAAAAAATCAATTATAACATACTACACTTATATAGTCAATGAATAAAACTCAATTTAGAACCAAGTTACGCACACTTGACCTGCACGACCAAGGTCGCCACCACAGCAACCAGAATTTGGATCACAAATGGCTGTACAACCACCAAACATTATAGCAGCTGTTCCGCCGGCACCAGGTATTCTGCGGTAAGCGGTATAACAATTATTGCAACACATGCCACCAAGGGTGTTGCCTTGCATACAGAGTACACAGATAGAAGCAGCTTCGTATCCGTAGGTTGCTGGAGCTCGAGTTTGGCCATAAAAGTTTGTATCGAAACACCAACATGCATTTAATCCTGGTAAACCAACAACTTGTGCTCCATACGCAAAACACATATTTTTTAATGATGCATAAGGGGTACCAGTGTAACATCCATAAAAGTTTGTCGATTTGCTTGCGCTGTAATTCATGATTCCACATGAAGCACAACTATTGCTGAAGCAGAAATCTCCAGCACCGTTACAGATACATGCACCAGCGGCATAACAATCGGTTGATGACCAACGAGTACAACCAGTCATAGAGTATCCTTCTCTGTCGCAGGTCTGAGCACAACAATGATACTTTGCACATGCACCATCAGCACAGAAATTAGCTAAACCAAATCCCGTTACATATGACGCACAACTTCTACCACCTGCTTCTGCCCAATAACAAACTGTTTGGTGTCTGTTGCCAGCACATAAGTTATATGTACATCCAGGAACAACAGGGATTATTACTGAAGCATAAGCTCCAGAGGTACCCCAATCTGCACCACCACAACAACATCCGCTGCCAGTTTTTCCGCCGGCACCCCAAATTTGAAACCTAGCAAATGTTGCACCAGCAGGAACAACCCAGTCGCAATTTGCGCCACAAGTATAATTGGTTGTACAAACTTTAAAACCAGAATATTCAGTTCCTGTTACCGGATTAGTACCGGCTGAAGTTGTGTCTGCCGATCCAGGCATCCTTGGAATTGCTGCCGCCCAGTTTGAATAGCACCAAGGCATGTTGTTCATATCACTGCACCATTGGCCAACTTTTTGTGAACAAACATAGACTGCTGAATTCGTGGCCCAAGCCGTAGCGTCATTTGCTGAACCGGCCGCTGAAACTCCCGCAGTGTTGCCAGCAGCTGCACCAGCAACGTTTGCAGCAGTATTTGCACCGCCTTGTATACAAACAGTAGCATCAGATATAGCACGTACTGCTGAGTATTTTAAAATATCCATAAGACTGACCTTTT